GACACATTAGCTGTCGTCGTTGGCTACCCTCCACGGCCTCCAAATAGCCCTTGTCGAGTAGTACGTTCACCGCTCTCTGCGCTGTGCGTTTGGATATGCGCAGCAGCTTCGAGAGGCCGGTGTTGGTCATGAAGCATGGGTTGCCACGCTCCGAGTAGCCATAGACCACCGAGGCCACCAGTCGCTCTGTTACGTTGATGTCCTCCAATTGCCATATGTGCATAGGTATGATTATGTGCTTGCGTGCCATCAGTCACGGCCCCAGCTTGACACAACGTCGTAGTACACTTCACAGGTGTCCTTGAACACCTCGCTGATCGTGACGCTGTAGTCCACTCCCTTGTACTTCTTCAGCAGCTTGCCACCTACCCTGGTTATGTGCTGCCGTGCGATGCGCTTGGCCTCCAATCGGCTTGAGACGTACCATACCATGCGCTCCTTGTGTTCAGGGCACACGAAGACGGCCTTGTATGTCTTGCTCATAAGATGCCCTCTCGCTTCATCGCGGTGAGTAGCTCAAGAAAGTCCTCCAGGTAAAGGGCAGCGACCGGTGGCTGATGGTTGCGCTTGTGAATCACGAGGTTGATGTTGTGCTCGTGCGGCATGCGCTCCAGTATTTGGTGGTAGTTCATGCTTGACTCTACCGCCTTGCACTGGATGTTGAACGGATCAGTGTTAGTTAGGTCCACACCCATGTCGTCCAACTTCTTCGACGCATAGCTGGTGCGCTCCACTTCTCCTCCGAAGAGGCGCATCCACACCTTCGCAATCTTCAGCTCGAATCGCTTGCCCTTGTCCCTGGAATTAATCATATACCAATATCGAGAGGCATAACCCACGAAGGGGCGTCCATCTGCCATCCTGCTTCATCGTCTTCGTCCAAGCTGTGCCGCACACTGCCGTCCCAACGCTTCCACTGCTCAAGCAGGTTCTCCCACTCGATGTGGCCGCGTGCGACGTAGTGCGGCTCCAGCTCGACCACCTGCACATGGTACGGTGCCGTGCTCTCCACCGCAATGATGAAGTACGCTTCATGGTCGTAGCCCATCAACGCCGCTGCGCGCTGGTAGATCGCCGCCTGCATGTAATACTTCGCATCGTAGATGCCGCGCTGCAGCCTGTGGTACGATACGTCCTGCGTCGTCTTCAGGTCCAGCATAAACCAGGAGCCGAGGCCGTCTATGATACCGCGATGCGGTACACCGCACTGCTCAATCTCAAACGGCACTTCAAACTTCTGACACTGCTTTAGCATGCTGCCGGCGTATGGGTGTTCCTCCACGCGGTGGCACAGCAGGCGTATTTCCATCGCCTCTTTTGCGGTCACGATGTCCTTGCCTTCGTTTTCGGCTTGAAACTCCTTCCACGCATTGCCTCGGCGTGCGCCCTCGAAGACCGTCACCGTGCGGCTGTACTTCTCCGGCTCAAGCAACGCGCGGTGCACCAGGGTGCCAAACCTCATGGCCGGTGTCGGCTCCTTCTTGTTCATCTTGTACTCGATGAACTGCAGCGGCGAGCGGTCAAACGCCTTGAGGCTGCTGAATGACAGGGGTAGGTACTTATCCTTCGACATTGTAGATAGGATTGCCGGTTAGCTTGAATAGCTCCATTTGCACGCGCTCAAATCTGCGCTTCATACGAACGTGATGACTCTCATCTGTCGCGCTGATGTTTGGACGTGCTGCCCACTCTGCAAGCAGATTCCAACGCTCGTGGCGCAGCCTGGTCACCTGCTCGGCCTGTTCAGGTGTGTACATGCGGTCCACTACTCGAATGGTTTTTGGAGATGCCAAGCCAAGAACTGCATCGTACTCAGTGCCTCGCGCGATTTCACCCACCGTCGCGATGCCTTGTGTGCCTGCCGCAGCATGCGCTGGCGCTTGCGGTGCTCGTCGATTGACTCTACGAGCTGGTCTCTTTCCTGCTGCCATGACTTAGAAGGGGAGGTCATTGGATTTGGTCTTAGGCTTGGCCACGCTGATTTCCGGCAGATCCTGCAGGAAGGGGTTGTCACCAGTGAACAGCTTGTTCAGGTCGACGTACTCCTGAGACTTGGACGCAAAGGCAACCAGGTTCTCCTCGATGGGCGATTTGATGCCGGTGACATTGTACTTCGTGTCCATGCCCTTGCCTACCCTAGTCACGACCAGCTCGAAGTCGGTCCAATGGTTGTCGGTCTTCGGACCAAACAGCATGGACATTTGGTCGATGATGGTGCGCTGAGAGAAGGACCACAGCTTGACGGCACCGCCGCCGCTGTCATGGTCATACTCGAACACGACGAAGGCCACAAACTGCTTGGGCCGCTCATCGCTGATCGCATGCTCAGGTCGTGGCGCGTCCGGTTCCCAGCGCACTGGCTTCTTGTCCACGAAGACCTCGTGGCCTACAACTGGTGAGCTGACAATGCGCAGGTGGCGCTTGTCGCCGTCCTGAAACTTGACGTAGTCGGAGGCGCTGCTTGCGCTCTCCTGAAGGAATGAAAAGATGTCTTGAGACATAGCTTGGGGTTTTTGATGCCGCCAAGTACGTCACAGGTTCAGGGGAAAAAAATTTTTTCGGTCAGCCGTTATCAACATCGCGCCGTTGACGGAGCATCTTGCGCAGCCGAACGATGTTTATAGCGAGCAGCGTGCAGGCACCGGCAAGGCTCAGTGTCCAGTCGATTAACTCCTGCCATCGTGCCATTTCCCAACCCAACCATACAAGGTTGAGCGCGATGATGTCGCCCCCATCGTTCATCTGTCAAACATACTAAGGCCAAGGGGGAGGATTCCGACAAAACACAAGGCAATTGCCGGCCATGTGATGCCGTGCACCACGATCTGTTCGCACGCTGTGGTGACGATGAGACCGCCGGCCGTGTTCTTGACCGACCACCGTTTCAGGTCGCCCTTGTTCTCAAGCGCCGACGTCAGGGCATGCCATCCAGTCCTGGAGGCCGCTGAAGACCTCCGAGACCTCAAACGACGGACAAGCCTTCGAGCTGTATTCGCGGTGGCCATGAAGGTCGAGGGGTTTGTTGAGCACGTGGCACAGCGCACGGCAGATGCGCTTGATGCTCAGGCGTTGCTCAGGTGTCATCGTGTTTTTTGGGTGGCCGCTGGCGTCTAGGCCGCCGACGTAACAGATGCCGATGCTGTCTTTGTTGTGGCCTCTGACGTGGGCGCCAGGCTTTGTGATTGGCCTGCCGCTCTCTATGGTGCCATCGAGCCGCACGACGTAGTGGTAACCAATGTCTGACCAATTGCGTGGGGGTGAGGTATGCCAAGTACGGATTGTGGCCGCGCTGATGTCGTCACCCTCCCTTGTCGCACTACAGTGCAGTATGACTCTGTTTATCTCCCTCACTTTGATTTGCGCTGAATGACGTACCACTGATCGTCGTAACAAAGTACAGCAATGCCGTCATAAGGACGGTCCATGTCAAAGTTTCGCTCACCATCGATGCGCACGCCGTTGTTGTACTCGCTGCTGTCCATCGTAATGCTGTAATACTGATTGGCCGAAATGCTGCTGTCGCTCTTAAAGCGTAGCAACCGCCCTTCATTGTCAGCCACCTTTGGCAAGTAGATGGTGCCGAAGCCATTGGTCGCGCCAGTAAAACTGTTCATGTACATAAAGCCGTCGTTGTCGTCGCTGTCAATGGTGTACGTGCTGGTGCTTGTGTGGTCGATTTGCCGGACCTCGACATACTGCGCCAATGCCCCTTGGAACAGATCAGAGAAGTTATTGGACAGCGTGGTACCCAGGCTCTGCACACCGGTTACCGCGTAGATGCTGCGTGGGTCATTGGTCTTGACCACATCCGTCCTGAAGCTGATGTTGCTGGTGCTTTGCTGCTTGTGGTAGCGCTCAACCGTGACGATGCTGTTGTTGGCGCTGTACGTCAGCTGCATAATGACGTGCAAATCGCTACTCTCGCTGATGAGGTTGTACGGCCAAATCTGCTGACTGTTGTTGGCGATGTAGTAGTTGCCATTGCGGATGCGGTGTGGGTTCTGCAGGTTGGCCAGCACCTCCCTTACGCACAGCCGCATCAACGGAAAGCCTGTCGACGTCTGACTGCTAACGAAGCTGTTGTTGTCGCCGCTGTCGGCAATGATGCTGCCGTTGTTCCAAATGACGTTGTTGGCGCCATAGTACACCGCCGTGTTGCCTGTAATCTGCTCGCCCTGATCTAGCACCAGGCTGTTGTCCAACGTCGTTTCCGAGGCAAACAAAACCGAGTCGCCTGGGCTTTCGTTGTTGGTGCCTGGAAATAGCGTCATCATGAAGTTGACGCTGTGCGTAGGCAGCGAGCCGGTAATGTCTGGGTTGAACGTTGAGTACACGACTACATTTAAAGTCAGGTCTACACCGGTCAAATCACTGGGCAGTTCAGTAATGACAATGGCAAAGTCATTGACTTCACTAAAGCCAAAGTTTTTGTAGTAGGAACCGATATTGAATTGGTAGTCACCAGCGGTAGACTGCCATCCGGTGTTAGTGAAATACTGGTTACCAACTTTGATTGTGACGTCAGCGCGAATGCCGTGGAAGTTGGCAATGGTGTTTGGCGACGAAACGGCATTGATGTTGATGTTGGTGTTAAGCTGGAGCAGCATTGTGCTGTCCTCGAAATACAACCTGTCGTCATCGCTAACAGACAGGTCGTCGGCAGAGGCAGAGAGTGTCGTAAACCCTGTGCTGGCCTGTATGATGAACTCGCTTGCCAACGTGACGCGCGTGCGCTCGACGCGCTTGACCGGCGTGCTGTACTCGATGGTGTTGCCGGCCATCTTGGTAAAGGCGGTGCTATTGGTCTTGACCAGCTGATTGTAGAAGGTGATTTTGTCAATGCTGCTCAGCGTGTTGTGCGTGCCGTTGGCGGCCAGCTCGTACATGCTGTTTTGAAAGTCGGCTCCTTCAGCGTCAATGCGCTGTTGGAACTTGTTGATGGGCATGAAGTAGAAGATGCCCTCAGCCATAAACACGCGAGCGTTGAAGGTCACCGCGATGCTGCGCAGTACCTCTGCCGGCTTGTAGTTCTCCGTCGGCGCGACACCAGGCACATATGGATAGCTCATCTCGCTCTCGGCCATGAAGTCTGAGCCGGTGAAGCCGTCGGTTTCAAAGTCGTTGAAATACCGAAGCCAGCTATCTGTCGAGCCGTACAAGCTCCATTGCGCAACCTGCTTGAGAATGAAGTAGACAAAGTAGATGGGGCCGGCATCGGCACCGACAGGTATGGCCAGGTCCTCAAATTCAAGGCGATCTAACAAGCCTAAGCCGTCGCATGCGGTAAACGATACCGCGCTAGGCGTTGGCTCGTCCATCTGCTGCGTCTGCTCAGTCAGCAGAACGCCACGCCAGAACAACGTGATGTCCGTCGACGTGTCAATGTCATCCTGTGAAGTTTTGACCTCGACAACAAATTGCGACTCTGAGGCTGAAGGCACGACAGTGTTCAGCCATGTGTCGAAGTTGCCGCCTTCGTTGAACACGGTGAAGGACAGCTTGCTCGGAATGATTGGCTGATATGCGTCTTGGTTGTTGCCTTCGAAGGTCAGCTCAAAGCCAGGGGTGGACAGGGTAAGCTCCCCAGGCGCGCCGCTGAAGCTGCTGTCGTAGATGTTCAGGATATAGTAGTCACCTACCTCATTCTGGAAGGTCGAAAAGAAACGTACTGCCATTAGAAGCCCCTTACTCGGTTACGGTCAAGCAGCGCGCGCTCGTTGCTCAACAAGATGTCTGTGCCACGGATCAAACCGCTGACCTGCACCTTGCCGCCGCCCATCATATCCTTCAGCTTGTCCAACGGTGCAATGACCTCTGGGTTGCTCATGCTTGTACCTGGTCCCTCACCGACCATTGCCAATGTCGGACCTTCAGCAAGGCCACCTTCAGCCAAGCCAATGATATTGCTGAATGCCCCTTTAACCAACGCCAAACCGGAAGCAACCAAAGCAGGGATGACAAACGGCGCCGCTGGTCCTGTGAACTTACCGCTCTGAATCATAGCCTCAATGATGTGGCCCTGTGACGCAGCCAAAGCGCTGTCGATGGCACTGCTCGCAAAGTTCTTCAGCGCCTCCTTGCCCTTCTCTGCACCGGTTACCATCTGCTCAAACGCGTAGCCCAGCTGATCGCCTACGGTGTGTGCGAGTTGCAAGGCCGTGTCATTGATTGCGGCCAGCCTTTCGTTGTATTCCTGTGCGTTCTTCAGTGCCTGCTCGCCGGCCACTGCTTCCTGCATGTTCAGCATCGGTTGCAAGACATCTTGCGAAGCCAGCTTGACATTCTCAATGGCTGTCGCCTGCTTCTGTGTGGCCTCAGTCATAGCCACCACTGCCTGCGTTTGTTCCGATGTCGGTGCAGTGGGAGCAGCCTCCGTCGCATCCATAGTCGGCAATGCAGTCAGACCAACAACAGCGCCCTCACCAAACTGCGCCTCGGCTGTTGCCTTCTTCAACGCAACAATAGCCTCTTCAGTGTCGCCAATTTGAGTGGCGAACTTGCTCACGTTGCCGCGAGCAATCTGCTTGTCGAACTTGTCACCGAGCGCGCCAACCTGCGACGCGGCTTCCTCTGCCGCCTTTGCCTGCTTCAGTTGTGCAAGCTCCGTTTCTAGGGCACGGCGCTTTGTGTTCAGCGCCAGGATTTGCTGCTCTTTGTCCAGCTCCTTCGTGCGAACAATGAAATTCTCAGTCTCCTCACGCGTGGTTTTGACACTGGCTTTCAGCGTAGCCATGGCGCCGACAAGCAAAGTCACGCCGGCCACGACAGCGCCCAGCGGATTGGCAGCCATGACGACGTTGAGTGCGGCCATAGCTATGCGCGCCTTGATCATGCCTGAGACCAGCAAGGCAATTGGTCCGGCGGCTGCGGCAATGGCAGCGGCAGTCATGGCCACCTGCTTCTGCCTATCGGTTAGGTCAGTAAAGCCACGGACCAATGCTTGAATACGCGGCACCAGCGGCTTGAGCAAGTCATTGATGAGCTTGCCGAACTCTTCGGATAGGTCGCCGATGGTGTTCTGCAGCTGCTTGAACGGCCCCATGCCGGCCTGCGCTGCGGCCTCGGCACTGCCACCGTACTGCTTTTCTAGCTCATCAAGAATAATGGTCTGAGCCTCAGCAAGCCTGCCGCTTTCGGTCAAGCTCTTGATGACCTCCTTCTGATCTGCGCTGAACTGAATGCCTGCACGCGACAGCGCGGTCAGGTTTGAAATGGGGTCGTTTAGTGCCTTGCCCAGCTGGATGCTTGCGCTCTTCAGGTCACCATCCAAGCGTGTAGCCAGGTCGAGTGCTACCTGTTGCGTGCGCGCGAAGTTGTCGCCGGCAATGTTGGTGAAGGTCAGCAGCTGCGCCGTGGCATCCTTCAGGATTACCTCGTCACCAAACAACGTCTTGGCCTGCAGGTCGCTGGCCATGCGCTGCAGTTGCTCGCTGGTATAGCCTACCTGTCCGGCAGTGGATTGCAAGCCGGCTTCAACTTGCGCAATGGCTTTGGCCTGCTGGTCGAATGCCTTGACCGATTGCGCGGCCATAACGCCAAGCGGAGCAGTGATGCCAATAGACAGCGTGCGGCCGGTATTGGCCACCATCTTTTGAATGGGGCCAAGGTTGTTGCGGAACTTGCCTTGTACGCTGCGCAGGTCTTTGCTTAGCTTGTTTAGGCTCTTGCCGTCCAAGCCAATCGCAACCTTTAGGTCCTTAAGTTTTACTGCCATCGTTCATGCGCTTTAGGGCGTTTGCCAGTAGCTTGTTGTTGCCCTTCTTTTTCTTCTTCTTCTCCCATGGGAAGATACACAGGTCCGTAGGCTTGAGCCGTTGCCCTGGCTTGCTGTGTGGCGACAGCGATACCGCAGCCAACCACCGAGCGCGCTCCCATTCGCCGCGCTGCTGCATCTCAAGTTGCTTGTTCATGCCCTGCGCCGCAGCACAGAACTCCTCGAACGTCATGTCATAAAAAACAGAAGGGCTGAAGCGCAATTGCCCCAGCCCTATCTGCATACACGCTTCAAACGTCAGCGCCTCGCCTTCACTTTTTTTTTCCGTCGCCGCCTCCCATGAGAGTGCTCAGAGCTTCGGACAGTGGTTCGAGGTCGCTGATTTCGATGAGGCCAAGGAAGTCATCACATTCGTAATCGAATGGAATGCCAGCGTTCTTCGCTCCGGACTGCGCCATGTAGTAGACCAGCGTGCCGATCTCCACAACGTCGTCCTGCAGCTTGCCGATGTCGATGCCTGCCTCACGCTTGGCCGCAGCCAGCGCACGCATGTCACACCGCAGCGTAAACTCCTTGCCGCTAAGTGTCAGCTTCATTAAGCGGCGACCTCAGTGATGGCTCCGGTGATTTCAAACGTGGCGCTGTAGGTCACGTTGTCCTCGGTGCCGCCTCCAACTTCCAAGCTGGTGCAGAATGCGCTGCAGCTGTAGTGGTAGTCATCGGTGGTGTCATCGAGGCCGAAGATGATGGTTTGTGCCGTGCGGCTGTCGAGGTCGGAAAACAGGACGCCACCAGCGCCGCCGGCACCGTCGTCGTCAATGAGTCCGCTGACGGAGATGCTACCGGACCGCACGCCCTCAAGCAGCTCGCGGTATCCGCTGCTGTCTTTAGTCGTGATGTCACGCGTCTCCAGGTTGATGCTGATGCTGCCCTCGGTTTGGTCCGGCAAAGCGGTGCCGCCAATCTTGAGCAGGAAAACTGTGCCGTTGAGGATGGCCATTACTCTTTGTCTTTAGTGTTGTTTGCAATGATCGCATTGAGCAACAGGTCGACGTATGCAAACACACGGTCGTCCTTGACGCTCGGCGTGAGGTTCACCACCACTTTGGCAAACACCATGAATGCCAGCAGCAGCTCTGCCCAGTTGTTCAGGAAGAAGTCCATGGCCTCAAGTTACGGAGTGTCGCCAAACCATCCGGCCGCTTCTGCTTCTTCTTGCGTCAATTGTTCTGCATCGCTCGGCATCAGGTACTGGAAGTACACCGTGCTGTTGGTGGCGATGTAGTACGTCATGGCGCTCCGCTCGTCGGTGGTCAGCTGTGGGAACAGAGCCACCAGCGCCGTCACGTCGCGCTCAGGGTGCACATTGATTGCCAGGTCGGTGTCGCCAACGCATGCCCACTGTCCAGTGGTAGGGTGCTCGATGAGCGCCAGCAGCTGCGTCGTGATGCGGTCCGGCTCGTGCAGGTGCTTAGGCAAGATCAGATTGTACAGCTCTTCGCTGATGCCCTGGGCGCGTTGCTCGCTGGTCAAGTTGAGGCGAGGCTGTACTGGGAGGTAGACGGTGGCCATCAGGTGTAGATGCTGAAGTAAGTGTTCATGTTGGACTCGATGCCTGTGATATTCGTGCTGCCTTGCTCCGTGCCGTAAATCACGACCTCTTGAATACGGCCCACCAACACATAGCGATTGTCACCCAGCAAGTCTTCGCGTTGGAAGATGCGCGACACACTTATGGTGTTAAATGTATCTGTGGCTTCTTGTGCTCCATCGAGACGCACGGCATCCGTACCGATGTGAACGCTGGCGAGGTGTTGTGTGGTATTGTCTGCCGCTGTGGTTCCTCGCACTGTATTTGTACCATCGTTCATAGTAATCGCACGGTTAAATGCGGAGAGCGTCCCACCACCGTCTACTTGTTGCGCGCTGCTGCCACCAATCAACGTAGACAAAACTTTGTCTGCGGTTTTGCGATACACAATAAAGGCCGAGCCTACAGCCGTCGAGGTAAAACCTAAACTTTGCGGAGTATCGTCTGCCTGAATAGCGGCCTTGCCGTTCTCGGTAATGACCGCAGCTGCCACTCGGTCGTAAATCATTGGCTGCCGGCTTGTGGTGCTTTGGGTCGCGTGGTTGCCGTTGGAGCTCTGATCGTACCAGATTGAGCAGTAACCATATGCGTCGCCAACAAAGCTGGCAATGGCTGCCGTATCTAGGTCGCCGTTGCTGTCAAAGCCAATGTCTTGCGTGGCTTCATCGCTGCTACGCCTGACGCGCATGCAGCTGCCAGTATAGTCCTTGTCCAACTTGCGCACAGAGTACGCGGCCGCCGCACCGGTGTAGGTGTCAAGCAACAAGTCGCTAACTGCCGCCGTCGTCGTCCTGGTCATCTTCAGCGACAGCGGCAAGGTGCCGCGCGTCTCGGCTGTGGCGTCGGTTTCGTTGAGGCCGGCAAGCAGTGCAGCCTTTGCCGTGGCGAAGCTGGCGTTATCGGCTGGCTGCGTGGTGTAGTCGGTCCAATCGGCAGCCGTGTCCGGATCTGCGCGGAACTTCGTGCTGTAGGCTAGCGTGCGGTTGATGGTGTCCGTCTCGCCGGTGTCGCTGGTCTCGCTCTCAGCTTCGCCGTCGCCGTCAGGGCGTGCGGTGTAGTAATACTCGACGTTGCCGGTGGCGCC